GGATCTGGTTGTACCATAGCATTTCTAAATCGCTCGGTTGCTTCCTGATTACCTTCAAGCAGACCAAGAACAGCCCAATTAAAATCAAAAGTCCATAGATCAATGCAGTTCTTTTTAATCTCTTTCTTCTGAGGATTTTCCCTGTTCGAGACAGCCATTTCAATCCAACATGGGCACCCAGAGGTATTATCCCATACCTTTTGAGGGCAGCCTTTCTTGAATCGATCTAAATTTCTAATGCAAGGCGGATTCATTCCGGTTCCTTTGGAAATTTCTTTTCCTTAAAATCTTTTGTATCTTTATACTTAGTTAAATCCTCACTGACATGAGTTTGTGGCACATCTCGCAGCCCTTGCCTATAAGTTACCCATTCTAATTGCTTAGCAGCATCAACAGGAGCGTCAAGGAGTTGTGTCCAGTCGGAATCTTGTAAATCAGTATCCCTAACTCCCCTTATCTTATCCCATGTCAATTTAGCGGCTTCGATTGCTTCTGCTTCCAGCCTTGCTATCTCAGCATCATAAATGTCTATGATTGATTGATATGGTGAAAGATTATTAATGGCTTCATTAGGAGAGCCGTCAAGGTATTCTACTTCTCCTTTATTTCCATACCACTGAACTGCATGGACATTTTCAAGAATGAAGTTCAATCCCAGTAAAGCTAAACCATCTTTAATAACTACTTTGTCACTTGGAATTATTGTTAGTTTCATTTTAAACCTCCATTTAATTCTCTATTTTGCTTTAATAATGGCCCTACGATTCCTTTCATTTGTTCATAAGTAAGTACATCGTTTTTTACAACATTACATTTCATACAGCATAATACACAATTAGATTCTGAATAAGGGCCACTATAGTTTTTTCGGTCTATAGATATAGAATCTCTTCGAGGACCAACTTTACCCACATGTCTTATGATTTTTATACCACAATAATGACATATTTTTTCTTGGGTTAAATACCAATTAATGAAATTATCTTTATTAAATTCAAAGCCAGCTCCTTTCCCTTTTGCTTTAGATTTTATTCTTGTGTAAATATAATTGGGGTCATCATTGGCCTGCAATTTTTTTCTTCGATTATTTTCATATTCTCTGGTTCCTGATAAACCATGTATATAATGACCAGCATTTTTGCCACTTAACTGGGGAAGTTTCAACCCTTTGTTCCAAGCTACTTGAACGCCTTTTTTATCTTTATTCCAAGCAACCTTTTCTTTCTTCACCTCGCTCATTTTTTTTCTCGTTTCATCACTCCTACATCTATGATGATGATGTGGCATATAATCAGGAACCCCTTGATATTTATGCCAAGGTTTTTTATCAATGTTTCCCCCACATCCACATTTACATTTATGACTATAATATTCCATAAGTTATTGATATATCAGTCCTTTACACAGGCTATCACTGAAATGTAATACGGAGCTGAATTGGCTGTATGCTGATGAGAACCACCACCTCCAGTGTTATTTATAGCATTTGAGTTTGACCCAGAAACAGTATACTGTAATGGTGTAACCGGAGTACCAGCGCCCTCTGAGCCTCCAGTATTCACTGAATGTTCATGAGCAGGTATTCTTGTCGTATCCAACGTAAACGCTGCGTGCTGATGAGCCGCCTTTGCATCAACCGCACCGCCCTGAGCAATATTGCCAGTGGTGTAAACAATCATTGATTGATCTTGCCAGTCTACCTTTTTCGTCCAGCCGGTAGGTGCAGCACTCTGACCGAATAGCATGACAGTTGTTGCTGGAATGATAGTCTCAATCTTATCATATACTGCATTCTTAGATGGAGCTATAGTTGTTACTCCATTCCATGAGGCAGCGTAGGCAGTGTTGGAAATATATCCAGGTAATAATATCCATCTACCTGTACCGCTATCAGGGGCGATGACGTTTGGGCTATCCTCTGCTAATACTGAATCGTCATCATACCAATATACGTATGACGCAGTCCCATCATCTCCTATAGCCATATCCTTATCAGTAAGTACAGTATGGCTTATTGCATCCAGTGCCCCTGCCGCTCCACCTGTTAATGCTTGAAATACAAAGTATTTTATTGCCATTTTATATCACCTCTGTAATGCTAATCCCTACTATTGAATCTTCTGGATAGTCATGACTTCCGCTTGGCATTGCATCTGGCCTGGCATAAACTATCCATTGAAAGTCAGTCAAAGCAGAACTTAATCTATAAGCCAAAGGATTTGAGCCATTTTGCCTATAGATTACGTCCATAAAATCATAGAAGTCGTCGTCCCTGGTAACAAAGAAATTCAAACCAAATGTTCTAACAACATCACGCTTTTTTACATACATTGCGCCATTGGATAATTCTTTAATTAGAGAATAATCACGTAATCCTTCTGTAATGCCATATTGAGGATCATTGAATTCTTTTATAGCTCCCGCTTTCGCAACTCCAACTTCGATTGTAGCGGAACCAGTCAACTCAATTTTTATAGTATGCTGTATAGACATTTCAGTATAATCAATCCACAACGCACCTAATCCAGTTTCGTTTAAGTCATAAGTAGTTGTAACCTCAGAGAATTCCGACACCGCCCAACTAACTCCAATATGACCATCTCCTGTAGCTCCCCATGCTCCTCCAATATTGCCATCTCCTGCTGCTGCCCATGCTCCGTCTAATCCAGTTAAGATAGTAACTGAAACAGACGAAGCATTACATCCAAATAACGCAGCTCCTTTTCCAGACGAAACCACTAATGTCAACACGGCATCAACAGAGGTTGCTTTCCAAACTTCTTTGATGTAGTCAGTTTGAACATTAACAGCAAGAAAGTTAGCATTTTCTTCATCCGCTGAAACAGAAGTTATATTATCTGGATATATTATCTTCACGCTAAAACACCATCACCTTTTAAAATAATTTCATCTCTATCTGGATTAAATTCATAAGTAATATTTCTGACATACATCGTAACTCCAAGATCGGTTCCCTGTGATTCGTCTGTCCAAGTTCTTTTTGCACCAGGAGTTGGAACACTCCCCAGAAATGGTGTGGATATTTCAACTCTTGGCCGATTCATTATCGTTATGATGTTGTTAAGGCAAACATTCACATTGGCCTCAGTATTGTGATATTGAGCTACCGAAAGTTCTTTCCCGTAGGCGTAAGCAGAAGTTTGTGAAAAATCTCCCGATCTTGCCAGGGAAATAGGTGAATTGTATGGATACTTTGCGGGGCCAAAATCAAACTCATCCAAAGCTGATGTTCCGCTATCTCCAAGCATATCAATCAAATAAGCAGTAGTTCCATCCACATAAAATAAGTGTGTATAAAAAGCCGCAATAGAAGAAGCAAGGTCAATACTTAGTTTTAATCCACTCGTGGTATGTAGAACATTCGGTGATATTGCTCTGGCATCGTCAGTATTAAGAGTAGTTATTTCCGCTATACCTTCCAAGATTGTAGCTAATATAACATTAAGCGTGTTATTATAAGCTGTTGCATCTGCAATTGTTTCATCGAAATTCGATCCGTATAATCCATAAGTTATACTGCTTCTATCTATTCCTTCAAGATGAGCAGTGCCAACAAATAATGTCTCAGCCGCCCCTTCCGTAGTGGCGGTATATTTTATTGTTATCGCTCCAGTTATCGGAGGAGGCCAATCGCTATCAAACAGATCAGGAAAGAATGAAATAGAACCATAACCCATCTCGCAATACCCACCATAATCATAAGGCAACTTCCTTTGTGGAGGATCAAAGTTACTTATCCTGCCTCGCCATTGATGGGTTAGACTATTAATATACTCAACAGAGAGATAATTCACGACTGCATTTATTGTAAATTCAACAAGTAACATTAATTATATATCCTATTTTCTCCAACCTCTCGTTTCAAAGCACTTACACGAACACCATCCGATACTGATTTAATTTTATATTCAAGAGTTTTTCCATCAAGCTCCAGCACAAGATTAAGATTGAGCGGCCCTGAACCTCCACTATCTCCATGCCCACCACCACTCACAGGAGTTATCCTTTCAGTTCCGTGTAATATTACAGGGTAACCACTCATTGGCCCTGATGCTACGCCGCCATGTTGGAAGCCTGGAATATCACCACCTTCACTACTATATTTATAAAGTATATCAACTACCTTTGAGGATGGAGACCAGCTATCAACGGTATCTGCAAGAGTGATAAAAGTATTCGAGGCTATGTCAATAGAATCGGTCATTGAATCTGTCACTTCTTCCAATGTTATACCAAAACCTTGTGCCATATCGGAAAGTCCAGATGAAGCACTATCACTAAAATCCGCTACACTATCATCAAGACTGGTAATTACATCTACTCCGCTGGATTCTAAATCTTCAAAACCTGTAGTCATCTCCGCAAGTGCATTAGTAAGACTATCAGAAGAAGAATCTGCCATAGTTGTAAAACTATCAGAGACAGTATCCGTCATCTCCTCTGCGGCGGCAATACCAGTTTCAACTAAGCTATTGATAGCATCCTCTGCGGCTGTAGTTGCAGATTCAAAATAGCCTGTGCCATTTTCATAAAGTTCTGCAAGCTCAGGATAAAGCGATCCTAAATATTCTTGGATCGTGCTTAGTGAGTTATCAGCATATTCGTTAATAACCGAAAGAGACGTCTCATAGTCCCCTCTATATTTTTCAAGGAACGAGCTGGATAGTGCCGTTGCACCTTCATAATATTCAGTTATTGTGCCAAGTGCGCTTTGTGCCCATGCCTGCTCTGCCTCAGTCAGCATGTTATAACTATTGACTTGAGACTCATAAAAAGCCTGTGCCGTCGCAGTGCCTTCAGTAGTTAGCGACTCATAATCACTTAGCGCAGTTAATACCCAGGCTTGCTCTACTTCTGTGAGTGCCCTGTAGCTTTCCTCCGCCGAATCGAAAAAAGTTTGAGACATAGTTGTGCGGGAATTTGTCGAATCAGTCCAAACTTCAAGCATTGCAGTTACATAATCCTGTTCAGAGGTGGACAAATCCTGCATCTTGCTTTTCATGTTATCGATATATCTTTCTGCAGAGGCAACCGCCGCATCATAATACTCGTCCATATCCATTGTTGCAGATGGACCTTCAGTTATAGTCTTCAAGTCGTTTGTTGTTTTCAGAGCAGCTGCTGAAATTTCATCAAGATTTCCTACATCCCACTCAAGTGTCAACTTTAATATATTGGCTTCACTAACTGCCGTCTCTGTCCCCCAAAGTGCTTCTTGAATTAGTTCTCCTGCTTCTAATGACGTGGCAACTCTCCCAAACTCATCTACATGATATCCAAAGTCTTTCATTGCCTCGCCAAGATTCTCATATCGAGCCGTTACTGCTTCGACAGATTCACCATGTATCTTAGCTAACTCTTCATACTCTCCAGCAGACGCCTTTAATGAAACCGCCTGGGCCAAAAAGTAACCAGCGGAAGCGTCGCCTACTAATTCAAACATACTTGTCTGCGATTCGCTAAAAGTAGCCGCTGCCTGTTCCGAGGATTCAAGGGTGGCGTAATAATCGTCAAATTGCTGTTTCATATCTTCCAACATACTCCGTCTCTTCCTCATGTCCTCTATATTGATGAGGGCCGATATAGCCATAGCCGCAAATCCGGCCACGGCTCCAGCAGCTCCCGCCCCTGCTCCAGTAGTAGCACCTTGTTGTGCTGCTTGAGCTCCACCGACAGCCCACATCTCTCCAGTAGCCTGACCAAGTTGAATTCCTGAAGCTAATTGTGATGCCGACGAAACTGCTCCACCTGCTGCATAGCCAGATTGAATTGCTGTACCATAAGAGAAAGAACCTAACATCGACTGATACTCTGCTGGAGTTAAGTTTCCAAGATTCTGCAAAGCTCCGATAGATTGAGTTCCGTATCCCCCTACTTGATAAGCTCCAGCGTATCCACCTATCGCCGACTGATAAGCAGCGGGGCCACCCGCAATCCCTTGCAAGCTGCCTATTGTGGCAGTTCCGGTTGTGGCACCTGTTCCTAATAAGCCAGAAAAATAACTCGTTATACCAGTTTTATCTCCAATATAACTGGCGATTTTACCAAGGATTGTGGTTGCAATACTGTCTCCTCCGCCTCCACCGCTATCAGTAAGGCCAACAAGGTCTCCAAGCCAGCCAAGTATCTTTGTCTTAGCCCATTCAACAAGTATCTTAGCTACCCAATCAGCAAACGAACTTAACATGTCGTCAAGTATAGCATCCCAGAAGTCGCTTAGGCTGGAAATCTCGCCGGTAATAAAATCAGAGATGTTAGACCTAAAGCTATTTCCTATTTCTTTGAACATATCATTGGCCGATACAGCCATGTAGTTGCCCCAGGAGATCCAATCGTTTTGATCCTCTAATCGGTAACCTTTGAGGACGTCGAAAAAGTTTTCAGAGTTTTTAAGCATCTTAATATAAGATTTTTCATTCGCATCTGCTAACCAGCCATCTATTCCTTTCACTAAATCGGCATATTCTTGTGTATCTACATATTTCTCATCAAGAAACTTCTTATATTCTTTTGCCTTCTTATCATTTAGAGCGAGTTCGTATGCATAGCTTTCCTTTGTCATGCGTTTCATATCATTATATAAAGAATTTAAGGTCTCAATAACGTCAGAACTGAATTCCTTATAAGTTTTTACTTTTTTAGCATTAGCTTCTTTAGTTGTATCAATAAGACCTCGTTCCATTCTCATAAAATAGGACTCAAAATCAGCTCCTAATGCAGAAACGCTTTGCCAATAAATAACTTCTGCCTTATATCTATCATCTAAAGCTACACCATGAATATTGACAAGACCTCTTTCCATTTGCATAAATCGAGTGCTATAATCATCGCCAAGAGCCGCCCAACTTTCAAAACCCTCTGCAGTAGTTGTTTCAATAGCTTTAACGGTATCAACTACAGTCTTTTTGACTTCATCAAATCCTTTTGTTACTTCTTTTGTAGCTTCTGGGAAAGCCTTCATCTTTTCTAACCAAGAATCAGTTGCATCTCTTGTATCATCAATTTTCATAGTAACTTTATTTACGTTTCCTGCTAATCCTTCCCAACGTTCACCTGCGATAGTTGCATCAATTATTTCATTTAAATCTTGAAAGCTCTCCTTCATACTACCCCAACTTCCCACCCCAATCTTGGCTAATTGTTCATTGAGTAATATCAATGCGCCAACTGCAAGACCAATTGGAGTACTTCCGGTGAGTATTCTTCCTATAATACCACCAAAAGCTGCACCAGTAATGCCAGCCGGTAATGAATTGTAAGCACCAATTATTCCTTCAATAGCATTCTTCACCTTATCAATATATTCAGGTACTTTCTGCTTTATTAGGTCTTCGTTTGCTTTCACCCAATAAGCCATTTGAGTGATAACATCTTTCAGGACGGGTATTAATGCATCACCTATAATAACAAGAACTTTTTCTTTTACTGATTTCCAGACTTGAACAAATGCTTCGGTAGTTTTCGTCCATCTCTTAAATGCTTCCTCTGCTTTACCAGCCCTATCTTGCAGGTTCACCATTGTAGTATTGAAAGCCTTAGCACCATCAGCAGCAATCACAAGCGCACCAGTTGTCGCCTCTACTCTACCAATCAGCTTAATCATTTCAGTGCCACTTGATTCAGAATATTCCTTTAGTTTCTGTAAAGTACCAGCAAAGCCCCAGGCTTTAATTGCTGCTTTACTGCCACTAACTCCGAGCTTTTCCCAAGCTATAGTCAAATCAGCATTGCCCCTTTGTAATGCAGCCAATATCCCCTGATATGATGTGGCGGCTTCTGATGTACTTCCAAAGACCTTCGATAATGTGGCAAGTGCAGCTCCCATTTCATTGGCTGTAACACCAGCCTCTTTTGATATGGTTGCAAGACCACCAATAAGCGGGATTAACTCAGCAACAGAAGTTTGACCTTCTTTTTCAATAGCGAACAGTAAATCAGCAGCATCAGAAGTGGTTTTAAGTTCATCCCCATAACCTGCCATGATCTTAGTCAAACCCTTGATAGCTTCAGCTTGATCTACATGAGCAGTCTTGGCAAGTTTAGAAGCAGTCGTTAATAACTCCAATGCTGCTTTAGGTTCTGTAACGCCAGCGGATATGACCTGATAATAACCTTTCATCAATTCTGTCGACGTGCCAAGCACAGGGTCAAGAGATTCTACAGCTTTTTTAATTACATCAAATGATTGGTTAGTTACCTTACCCATATCAACTAATGCAGTTTCGTATTTAGTGGCTACGCTAATAGCTTCTTTACCTATTTTAGATAAGGCATAAGTAGCCGCTGTAGCCGCTGCGGTTGCTGCAAGGGCTATCCTTTTAAAAGAGGTCGTGAAAGCAGTTTGAGCTTTCGCCATGTCCCCTTTTATATATTTAGAATCAGCCCTTACATTTATATATGCATTCCCTACATTTACGCCAGTTGCCATTATCGCCTCGGTCTTTTTACCTTAGATTTATTTTCCAGTTGCTTCATTTTATAATCCTGATTCATGTCATTGATTATACTGCGTGCTGTCCTTACGACTCGTTCAAAACAATCAAGTCTATTGTCTATGTTTAATAAATCAATAACATCAATAACAGCACTCATGTTAATATCAATAGGAGGCCCAGCACTACTCATAATATACTGTCCTTGACAATACTGATATACCTCCCAAGCATCCTGATTATTAGGATGTAAGTCCGGCATACATGCTTCACAGTCTGGTAGTCTGCCTTTAGACTCATGTAATTTCTTGCAAGTCTCGCAGGACGGCTTCTCTTTTACTCGCTCTGCGAGTTCGATGAGTTTTTTATTTCTGCTTCCTTCGGTGGCTCTGCCTGATCAGTATTTAATTGTTCAAGACAATTACCAATAAAAAGGGCAAACCACGACCACTCCCGCATAAACTTAGTTTTATTCAAGCTATTGCAGGGGATAGGTTTGCCCTTAGTATCTTCTATACCATTCCAGTCAACTATACATCTGTCCCATAAAAGCTCCAGTTGCTTTTCTTCATCAACCTTGTCAGATACTTCGTATCTTATACCTCTGCGATATTCTGGAGGCGTCTTTTTGGTACATAGTTTAGTGACTTCTTTTAATTGTGCGACATTTAATGCCTGTAATAATACATGCCCACCTTCCGGCTTATCTTCATCGAAGAAGAACTTTGTAGCCGGATTTAGATTTCCAATATCTACTCTCATTTTAAAACTCCTTTCATCCTGGATATGACAGTCCAGGGCATTAAAAGGTTAATCGGATTATACTAATACCATACAACCACTTACACGACATGAGAAATCAGTTACTATAAGCCCGCTCTTGTCAGAACTAATATTATAAGCAGTCACATTTACATGAGACAATACAGTAGCATTCCCTGTAGTATCTGATGGACTCCAGTAATAAGTTGTCTGACATGCCTCATAATAAGAAGTATTATCAACATACAATCTCAAATTCGTAATATCCGTATTATCAAGATTGGCTGCCTTCAATACGTCTTGCCCTGTAGTATCAGCAGGATCACATAGTCCACTAAATGTTACAGTCCCGCCATCTTTCAATCCAAATTTATAACTCTTCCAGCTATCACCAAATTCCGTGGTTTCAAGTTCATCAGAAGTAATACCATTCAACGCCCAAGTACCCATTCCGACTACTTCACCAGTAGCACGAGCTCCTAAGGAGACCATGCAGTCCTTCCCGATCCGTGTGGCCATCTTTCAACCTCCATTTTTAATTAAAATGTTAATAAAAAAAGCCCTATCAATGCATTGCAAAGCAACACATCAATAGAGCTTCAGTTTGTCTGAGTATCTCTATTTAATAATTAGACCATCTAATTAACTACATTTTAAATCATGATACTTACAACCCTCCTGAGAATGTATCCAACTATGGCAATCTTCACAAAATGTAATCACATTCCAGAGATCATTTGCTATCATTTTATTCTGTGTAACTCCATTAATATGATGAACATGAAGTGCTACATCGTTTATGTGTTTGCCACATCTTTGACATTCATAGTCATCTCTTTCGAGAGCAAGTTGTCTTAATTCAGGAACAACTTCAGTATTTCTTTTTTTACCATAACCTTCCGGCCATTTTTCTTTTCTATAAATAGAACATGAACCCTTACATCCTTGTGAACAATATAGACGTGATTCACCTGGCATTTGACCTTTAAGAGTTTTCACTCTATTTGCAACTGTAATCCTTGTTGGGTGAAAATAACGCCCACAATATGTACATTTGACAAGAAGCAATCCCTGTTCATCTGATTCAGGACATTCTTCAATAGTTAATTGGTGTGTGTATGTTTCAAATAACACTGGATTTTGTCTATATATTTTGTTATGTTTTATAATAGTATCTCTATATTTCTTGTAGTGTTTTTCATTGAAATCACCAATGCAGTTTTCATCTCTCCATTTCTTTCTGTATTTAAGTGCCTGTTCTCTGTTTTTCCAATAGTATGCTATTGCACGTTCTTTGATTATGTCCTTATGTTTATTATATTTAGTTGCTCCATATTTACGATACTTGTCAGGGTTCGACTTTCTATCAAGTTTTATTCGTGCATTAACCTTAACTTTATTTTTATTGTAATAAGATAATCCACATTTCTTTGCATATTCTGGATTGAGCTTATAGTTATCTCTTCTTATCTTATTAAAACATTCTCTACATTTGCCTCTAAAATTTCCATTGTCACTACGGACAGTAAAATATTCTATTGTCTTTGGTAGCCATTCCCCACAAACAGAACAGGTTTTATATTCTTCATTAAATTTCAAGTTGGTTTTAGACATTTAATTTACTCTTATGTTTATAATATGCTGGCAGATTAAGAATAAGACAATTTTCCGATATTTCCTTATATGTCATATAGAGCGCTAACCCCTGACATATAAGCGATTTAGGGGAGTGACCCAGGGACTGTGTCCTCCTGGTATGACCCTCGACGGTCTCTCGCCTTGGTGGACTATTCCAAAGCTCATGTCTTTATTACCACCTCGGTGGGTTATAGATAAATCGAGATGTTAACATCTCACCTTTATCATTATTCCCATCTGCCAGCATTTATTATTTAGCATCCTTTCTATCTTTTGTCAAGCCTTTTTCTCTTTCTTTTTATCTGCTTTCCAATTCAATGTTTCTTTTACAATAATATCATTTATTTTACCTTCATCACATACTATATTAATATTACCATATTTTTCTTCCATTAAAAAACTCTTCAATTCTTTCATTACATCAGTATATTCGTAATATTTAGTCGTATCAATTGCTAAAGGATGTCGACGTTTTTCAATGTTAATATTTGATATTCCACCACCAGCACAATTCACTTGAATAAAGCCAATTTTTTTCTTAATAAGAAAATCTTTTATATAGTTTAATGTTCTATAGAAATCGTTCTCTGCCATTATTAATCCTTTAGATATCTATTTCGACCAATAATTATATAAATAAATGACCCAATTATTACTATGCCTATACCTAAATAATTTCTATTTATGATATTAGACATTAAGCAAAATGGGAATATAAAGGCTGGCAATAATTTATATGAAAAATCATTATATGTTATTTTCATTATATTAATGTAATAAAATATAAGGTTCTTTTAACACCCCGTCATCTTCAAAAGCATGAATATTATTATCAGTAAATATCACATTTACTTGATCTTCTAATGTATGATTGATAATCCATAATTTTTGTTTCTCTGCCATTATGCTTCCCTATACTGGAAGTTATTGAGTTTCTTATATAATTCATAAGTTGATCTATTGACTTCATAGGTAGTTAGGTGTCCTATTTCAATGCTTGTATCTACATAAATATCAATATCATTATCCCTAAGTTTAGCACAAAGACCAATATCCTCACCAATAGTTTTACCTTCTTCATTGATAGTTGTTTGAAACCACGGCATCTGAATATCAAAGAATATACTTGTATTGAGCATCAAGCATCCACAACCAGTCGCATCTATCTTTACAAGATCCCCTGAATAGCATTCCTTATCTGGCACATGAGTATAAGCCCCTGGCTTACCACGATAAAGAATTGGATCAAAAGGTGGCCATCGTCTATGAACTGGTGTACCTATAACATCCTTATCGTGGCTTAATAGTTTTTCAATGCAATCCTGTGGATATATCTGGTCTGTGTCCATAAGAATTAAATGAGTACAATCTTCCTCTAATGCCTGAGTTACAAGGTTGTTTCTAATCGCATCAATATGACCTGGGAACTTAGGCAATAGTAACGTATAGTCTGGCTTACTCATAATCACAAAAGACGTGAAGAATTGTGTATAAATTTTCTCGTCAGTGAGAGGTAATCCTATCGCTATCTTTCTACGGCCCATTTCGACCTTACGTTTAAAGAATAATTTCATGTCATGTCGTTTGTTTTCATCTGAATAAATATGATCATAGTCTTTATCAGAAATTCCATTAATAACAGGATTATCATGTTCAATTTTCGCATCTTTAGCCCATACATATCTGCCCAATTCAATACAACGTTCTGTTAATTCATTATCGCAACGGAGATGTTTGTATCCTGTATGAAAGAATTCACCATCCAGATAAGGCAATAATTTCTTACTTGCCATCCAGTGAGTAGCTAATTTGTTGCCATCATGATGATTGTCGTTTAATCCAACTAATCCAACTTTATCAGGAAATGTTGTTATAGCAGCTAAAGCATTTTTTAAGAAATCCTTTTGTGGAATGGTATCGTCTCCAAGGAACATCACAAGTTCGTGTTTCGCTTTTTCAACTAATCGTTTCACCATAACAGGACAACCAACTTTTTCATGGTCAATTTCAGTTATAATTTCATATTGGCTTTCTGATACACCTGCATTTTTCTTTATAGCTTCAATGCACCGTTTAGCCTTAATAGGTCTTATAACTGGAATTATGATTGAGACTTTATTATCCATTCTTTACAGCCTTACACCAAATATCGCTCTTTGTTTTGCCTTCAACAATTTCACCTTCATCTAATTCACCAGAAGCAAGTCGTCTATCTAATTGGGGAGTTCTTGCAGTAACTTCTCTACATTCTAATATTGTAAAGGCCGCCTCAGTGAGATATCTTTTTAGAATATCAAGAGTAAAAAGGTTGTGATGATAATATTCAGGCCCTCTTGTTACAGACCCTAAGATTCCAACCAATATATCAGGATTTGAATACCTTTGTTCATCTGTAGCATCAAGCCATTTCTGAATCCAAAAAAGCGCATTTGGGCATCGTATAGTTAGAGTGCCACCAGGCTTTAGAATATGATACCACTTCAGCAATGCTTCCTTGAATTCTTGTGGCAATAAATGTTCAACAGTATGACTTGTATAAATTTCATCAACATTATTGTAGCCTGATAAAGATACAATATCAGCTTTTACATCAGCATGGTCATTATACTTATCTATATTAATCCAATTAGGCAACTTCTTAATGCCACATCCAAGATGTAATTTAATGCTCATATTTCAATACCTTTCTGTAAAGTTAAAATCATAGCTTTCTGTCCTGGCGTGACAGTAAGATATTCCCCAGGTTTATGACCTCTCCATTCAGATGTTAATTTTATATTTCCCCCTGTGGAAGTTGCCTTGTACCCAGGACTACTAATCGGGAAAATTGCTTTATAATCAGGCCCACTGAATAATTTACCTTCATTTTTGATTCTGTAAGCATGGTAAACATATAAGCCCTTTATGACATATCTTTTGTATCCAGCCTTATCAATTTTATAAGAATAATCATTATCAACCCCATAAAAACCATCTATAACGCCTCCAACATCTTTCCATGCTCTCTTATGGGTTAGTATAAATAACCCACTGAACGGTGGTGCTGATGGAGGGATTTCTTCTAATGTAATATCGAATTCGTTCCATGCTTGTTCTGCAAACCTAAAATGTTCTTGAATATCATCTGTATCATTAGGGATAGAATAACTTTGCATAGGATTTCCTATCCTATTAGTAACACAAGTTATAAAACCAGCATCATGACCAACCTCCCTTATTGCTTGTTGGCAAATTTCATACCATTGAGAGTTACACCTAACAAGAACATCATGATCTAATAATAATGCCCAATCTTCTACTGTTTCCATTGCCCTATTATATGCTTTACCAAGATGTGGCCCAGGCTCATAAGGTATCCTTACATCAATAAAAGGATCAGATTGACTTATAATTTCCTTATCCACAGCTTTGATTTGATGTGCATTTAACACATGTATTTTAGTCCAATCACTTGATTCAATTTCGCTTATAGGATAATCTTTAAACACTACAGGAAAACTAAGTTGATCTCTTCTGCTAAATTTATATACATGCTTCCACCATGTTTCGCTTAAAACAATTAGTTGTTCGTCTTTATGCGCCCTTGCTATTATTCCAGTAGCGTATAAACCAGCATTTTCAGGATATTCTTCATCACGATATGTATTAAGTTGTCTCTCAATTATATCAGGATCGTCTTTAGGTATTTTTTGACACATCTTGCCCTCAGCATAAATACAATCCCTTGCATAATGTTTCATTAATGCAATAGTTTTATCATTCAGTGAGGCTTTAACGTCTGGTATAATCTTAATAGTCATATTTCCATCAACCCATAGACTGTAATCGTATTCATCTAAAAATCTATGAGGACAGATTTTTACTAATCTTGCTGATCTAACTGGATCGCCATAAACCAAAGGCTTCATTAATCTGATTTGCCAAATATTAGATGATAATTTAGGGTTATCCGTAAAGCAGATATAATCAATATCTTCACTATATACAGTTGGATCTCTCAATTCATCATACTTACCAAATATAGCAGTATAAATAACGGTATTATTCTTTTTGCTATCTATAAAAAATTCATTAACTTCTTTGCCCTTCATTTCCCAACAAGTTCTTGTCTTAAACCTATTATCTATTGGGTCAACAATACTTCCAAAATCAAGACAATGAACATCAGCATCTAAGTTCCATAACCGCTTTGCAATTACACGAGATGCCTGTCCTGTACAGGCCAGTACTACCTTAATGTTTTTATAGTTCTGCTCTATCTCAGGCCACCATTCATCTATTGTACCATAAGAGTTTGTTGAAGGTGTTTCTATATATATGTCTATTTTGCCAAAAAACTTTTCCATGTTCTCATGGCTACAACAACCGATGAACATTTTGGGCTGGTCTTCAATGTACTTTGTGATGAAATGCCTCAATATCATCGGTTTGAACACGCCTAAATAATGGAAAAGAACGGGACTAAAAAACGTCCCTGTATCTGTCCGCTGCTCTAATATTTTGTTCAAATCGTCTTTATTGGAAAAGGAAGCGAATAAACCATCTACCATCCCAGGCTCGGTTTCATATATACCACTAACGCCCCTCATATATAGCGGGTCGTCTATCCGCAGGCCTTCACGTAACTCCAGCATAAGTTTGGGCGTACTGACTATTCTATCTTTCCCAAGAGGCCTCTTATACTCAATATCTTCAGTTAAAAGAATATCCACATCACCAAAACGTACATAGTATGCTTTAGGAGATGAATCTAAAACAGATTCTAATTGTGATAATGATTCAGATGTAGTTAATATTTTCATATTATATCTTTTATGAATAAGAAGTCTCCTGTCAGAGAAGCATAATAATCGAATTTTTCTTCCAATCCATCTGGCAATTTTCCCATGTGTCCCTGTATTCGTTCAGGAGTATTATTGCGATAGGCGAGAAGTCCATCAGGCCTTCTGTCATTATTACTCTCAATATCTGCTACCCAATAACCTCTTTCTAATAGGGCATCATAAGTCCCATTAGATATTCTATAACCAGGTGCTTTAAAGCCTTTCGTTAACTCATAAGGTTCAATTTTATCTAAATATTCAAGAGCTTCTTGCTTTGTCCAAAACTCACACTCTGGCCCATCGTGATTCCAGCCATGAGGAATCATATCAATCCAAGATATCTGTTTTATTTTGGCTATCCATTCTAATGAACACTTTCCAAGGATAGTAAACAGGTTGACCTTCAGTTGTGGTATTCTTATTTTCAGTTCAAACAATAAATCATACCTGGGGCAATCTTCATAAAAATCATCAAAGCTCAGGATCATTTCACTTTCACTCCCCTCGTGAAACCCAATGAATCATAGAACGGCCATAAAAATTGTTTTGATGTAATTGCTATCACGGTATTTACACCCCTCGCCTTCATCATAATAAAACTTTTCAGCATCAGATATTTATAAAAGCCTTTTCCCCTATGCTCTTCTTCACAGAAAGCTACATGAGGTTCACCTATGCCTATCTCGATTGTAAAGAAAGAAGTAGCAACAACTTCACCCTTATAAGTAATGAAAAGTACATGAGAATCTTTTTTCACGTCCCACTTTCGCCCTAATAAGGTTTCCCATTGGGATCTATATTCTATCGGAACATCTGCTTCATCGAAGGATATGAATTTGTATCCCTCTGGAATAATGGAAGGCATTATGTCTAAGTCATCCATATCAATCCCTAAATGGTTCCAATATTTATTTGACTGCATATAATTCACCTTTAGTATGGACAACTTTGTTTTGCTCATAAGAATTGTTTACAACGTCCTGTAAATGACCTGTGAACTTAGCCTTAATTCCATAAAGATTTCTATGTGCATCATCCATATAATAAAGCCAACTATTTTGATTCCAGAATGATACGTGCGTAGGATCTTGAAAAGCGCCCCTACCCTCTGTTGAAGGAACAAATACAGACAGCCTACCTTCTGGTTTTAAAACTCTATATATTTCCTCAATCGCCTCAACTGTTTTACCTAAATGAATATGCTCTAAAACGTCAAATGCCATAACAACATCAAGACAGTTATCTTTAAAAGGCAACCCTTCCTCAATATTACATACTATATCAGGATTAACCTCTGGTCTAATGTCAAGATTAATATGGTCAGGTTGTGGCCTAAAACCACTACCTAAATTTAATTTCATTTTGTCGAACCACCAATAGCCACTATCCTCTCTTCAAGTGCAAGTATAAGGCTTTCAATCCAGAAGTCCTTATCCTTTTTAAATTTCTCTAATTTGTTTCGGAACCAATCTTCTGTTTTCATTTATCCACCTTATATGCTTTTCCTCTTGGTTTTTCGTGGTTTATATTTCCTTTTAGGCTTTTCAACTACAGGCTTAATCACTTCTGGCTCTTCAACAATAGGCTCAACTGATAAATTGTCATACCAGTCATTAGTTTCCTGTACTTCCGGCTTCTCTATAATAGGTTCAATCACTTCAGGTTCGTCTACAATAATAATAACTTCAACTTCAGGCTCCTTAACAACAGGTTCAGGTTCTATATATTCGATACCCTTGCATAATGTCAGGAGCAGAGTCTTTTGACCAGGAGTTACATCAATGATTTCCCTTGCCTTATACCATCTCCAGCTTTCTGTAAGCATTATCTTTGCCATTTTTATTTCTCCAATAATACGGTATATTCTACTGGTTGATGCCAAACACCATCCTCTGCATCCCTCATTAATGGTAATACAAAACTACGCTCAAATTTTAAACCAGGATAACCAGTAATTGATATAATATGATCATCAAAATATGCAGATAGGTATGTATAGATCGTTAGTGCCTCAGAAGATGATGGGCTACTTGAAAAGATGGAAAATTGAAGCGTAAAGGTTTCATGTATCATATCCCCAAACCAATATTCCGGTATCTCTGACACCATGCTATAAACAATATATGGCAGTGTAGCACCTTGTGGAGCTTCGGTTAAATAGAACCGCCCACCAACTGAAGTGTAAAGGCTGCCAGCCGGGCCCCCCGCTGCAAAGTATGTATATATCGCTGTGAATAATAGTTTAATCATCTTTCATATTTAGCAAAAGCTCGGTCATATTCTATAGGCAATTCTGGCCTATGCTTATTTGCGGCTGGTCTGAGGAATGGCCGTGCAGCCATGTGTCTTGTTTTGTTCAATCCTAATTCAACAAAAGTTGCGTAATACTTACCAGCCGATTTATCACCGTAAGCATTTACCCTATAACCACCGACCTTACCTCCTATTTTCTTGACTTCAATACTATTCGCTAATGCACCAGTCTTTTTAGGGCAATAATTCTTTGCACTGGCAGCTATCTTTTCAGCAATTACCTTACATGCTGCATCATTTGCCCCAGTAACAGCCGCTTCCAATGGGTAATCATTCCATATTATTGTCGGTTGCATTAAATCTCTTCCTCTGCTAAGAACTCTAACATAATTCCACGCTCATCATTGTTAATTATACTTCTGATATTGAAATACCTTGCACCAGCCGGATCATTAAACTTAATCCGCATAGCAGCCGTTATGCCAGTTCTATATCTAATGCGTATGCGGTGAGTTACGGTTAATTCGAGCTTCATGGCTTCGAGGCGTTCAGTAGCACGTAATGGCCATATTGAAGCACGCACACCAGCGCCGTCAGTTATCGCTGCCCATACCTTTGTTACGCCACCCATGCCGTCGCTTGTATCAGTAGCTTCCTGAATATCTATCGAATTTCTTAGACTACCCGCACGCATCTAATCTCCCAGTGGCTGCGCTAAAATCCAAACAACCTGTGTGGATATAATAAATTATTAACTGTCTTTAGTGATGTCGTTACAGTCATACCGACAATATTTTCTTCTCGATTTTCATAAAGATCTGAAACTAAAATTTTAATCGCCTGCCTAATAGCTTCCGGTACGCTGATTTCAGTTGATGTCCCCAAGGTCGTATAGGCCGCATTTCCTGCTGACCCCAGGAGCTTGAACGTATCAACATCGACCTTTTCGATCACCCAGGTTCCGTTGGCGTTCGTATTGCCTCCAACATCAATGACCACAACCCTATCACCTGATACATATAAATGTCCTACAATCGTAATGACAATAGGCGTAGCGTTAGTGGCCCCTGTGATATTTTGCGGAGTATGCGCACCATATCCACAGATGAATTGAGTTTCTATTGGATTCTCTGCGGCCAATGTATCACCAGGCCAGACCTCGCCATATTTAAGAACCACTCGTCCAGGATCGCTGTCAGTATCAGAAGTCCATTCGTCGTCTTCATCAAAGGTCGTCTGGACTGTATCATCTGAATCAGTAAACTTAATATGAGTAACTGATTGCAGTTGACCGTACGGCAATTCAAAATAGTTGCCATCAGGCCAGTTATCCATGAACAATTTCCAGGTCTGAGTTATCAGTTTACGCCTTAGAACTTCTTCAACATAAGACGTAGCCGCTATGATTAGACCTTGGATATAACCGTCATCTAATGTGACGGTAACTCTCATGTGGTCTTTTGCCTCGTCTAAGGACACGGGCAATTGTGCAGGCGCCGTTACGATTGTGGTTATCATGATTTTATTCCCTTTGCTCTACATAGCCATGAACACAAATTCTAAAGTATAGTAATTGACTGAAATCGTCTTCTACACTTATTACTATTTTATCTAAATCTTCTGCTTTTAATACACAAGGGATAGGTTCATCTTGACTAATAGTCATCATGGTATTGCCATCTGATACAATAGTGCCTAACTTGCTGCCTGGACGGCTCATTAAATCCATGAGGTTCAATATTCTGTATTGATGTATAGGGTCTGTCTTTTCTTCTGAATATCTTTTATTCACATATCCAGTAGTTGGTATCATAGCAACTATTTTGTTATATGAAATAGCAGGCACGCTGGCATCTGCACTATTGGCATCATAAACATCTACAAATAAGGTCTGATAGCTCATAATATGAAACCATGTTCCCTGGTCTGGTTCAACAGTATATTTTAACGCTGCGCCAGATGCTCTAAACTCAATTTCATCTATCCAGAATTTTGGACTCTTGGCTCCTTCCCTACTTTCATTCTGTATTCTAAAAGCGTCTATCGTCTCTGTTGTTAACCCTGAATAGTTATGAATAAAACTTTCAATATAGTAGCCCATTAATACGCCGCCGTAACTGTAACCCCACGAGCTAATGGTTTATATCTCATATTGATAGTCCATGTGCCAGTAGTCGAACCAGTACCTACCGTTAAGGCTATAATACCAACCGGTACTACAATCTTTCCAGCTTGCGATATGGCTGTTCCTGTTGTTGTGATGACTGCACCAGTCGCTAATGTACCAGTTATGTTTACAATATTTCCAGCCGCTAAGCTTGCTAAAGTACCTGAAGCAGCACATAAATCAGTAGCCGCTCCATCTGTGGGATCTGCATAGAATAGCAATGTCGAAGCAGTCGCATCGTTTCCAGTAACACAAACAGCCAATATATTTAAAAGCTCAATCGGCCCACCGGCAATCGTGAATACTGTTAAGGCATCTGACATAACCGCAGCACTTGTCGCCACAGCTTTCTCTCCTTGATCGTATGCTTCCCTTAATACTTCGACCATTGATATACCAGCCGCCGGTAATGCTGATGCAGGAAAAGTGGTTGGAATACCGTTCGCACCGGCAAGAATATCATACAAGGAAACATTGCTTGGTAGTTTTGTGCCAGTAACATAGTCTCCGTCACCATCAACAAGGTACTGACTTAATTGGTCTACCCTATCTCTATCTTTAATATTTGACATTAGATTCTCCTTTTATATTATTTCTTCATACCAGGCCTTGATATTCCCGATGTTCAACCCGACCGCTGCCGCTGCTTCTGCTCTCGTGCCAAACACAAGATATTGAGCAACATCAGGCTGTGAAGCTGCATTAGTTAAAGCAGTCTGATCAGTTCCATTTAGCGAGAAAGTAATGCTGGCTGCCTCTACCGTGATCTTGAATTTATTCCAGTTAGTCAAAGTTGCTGTAATAGCGCCAGTCAATCCACCTGTTTCAGTTCCGGCCTTGTCGCATTTTCCATATAACACATCAGCAACTAACTGAAATCCAATTACGTTTTGCTGTGTAATATCGTTTGACTTTGCAGATGACAGCCCCATGAAGAAGTGAGTATTATCATGGCTTGTAATTGCCGTGACCGCTTGCGCTTCCCATTCCAAGACGAACCGCTCAATCATAGTATTTGAATCGCCAAAAATCCCTGGTCTAATCTGCCAGCGGTACTTAGAATTGATAAAGACATCGTTATCTCCAACTGCGTCAGTGTCTATATCGTAATACATGTACCCACCAGCGGTTCCAAAAGCCTCAGTTCCTGCTCCGTCAATAGTTGTTTCCCAGGTAGTCGCTACAAGAGATTCACCCTCCCAGAACTCCGTCAGGTAAGGCATGTCCCGACTGATAGCAGTATTCACCTGGCCAAGTTCAAACTTGTACTTCGACCAGAGAGTGCCATCGTAATTCACGTACAAAAGTTTAGAATCGTACTCGAGGAAAGTAGAGCCAACGGCCACACCAGTCGGTTTTGTGTCGGTAGATAGCCCTACCCAATTTTGAATTGTTGAAATTAGTTTAACGGCCATTTCGCTCTCCTTTTAAGGTTCTATGAATTTACCATTTGTAATTATACCCAGCTTGCCATTTTCCTTTATTAAAAGTTCATCTACCATTTCCTCTATTACATTTGATAAATTATATAAGTTGTAATAGCTTTCGTTGATAGCGTTTAATGCTTTTATATATTCTTCGTTGATTACTAAATTCATAGCAACCTCACTCGATTATTTTAGTCCAGTTAGTTCCATCGTAAGTGATATAACGGTCTTTGGTATTGTACTCGAAGAATTCTGCCCCTACTTCCACACCAGTTGGTTTAGTGTCAGTGGATAGACCGATATATCTTCTAATAGAATCTATTAATTTGACTGCCATGTTCAACCTCTAAAGGAGAGGGTTGTTAACCCTCCCCTGTTTAGTTAACTTATTATCTGGTCGCCTGCCACATCCTGATATAATCCCAATTAATTGTCCCTACCGCCGAAGTCGTGGCATCCGAGGCTTTATATACCGCAATCCAGGGCTGAACCATCAGATTTGCACCAGCGCTCATATCAAAAGTGGTGCCTGTCGCTACTCCAACACCGTCAATATAAAACAAAACATTAGACGGGTCTGTAAAGTCCATCCGGTAAACATTATGTGTACCTAAAGCTACGGTGGTTGCAGTAGTTATGATCCCACTGTCTGACGTTCCATCATCGGTTCTGATTACAGCCGTAAGTCCTGTTCCAACGGTTAGGTAAAATCCGAAAAAAGCGTATTTGGCTATTTCATCGGCAAGCAAAAACCGCATACTCGCTGCACCATAGGAATCGTTCATCACCCCGAATCCGACCTCTGTGGTCAATGTGGGGGCAACTGCGAGCGCCATACGGCATTCAAAAATAAAACCCTTGTCAAGATTCCACGGCTTATCGTCTTTCCCGTAAAGTCCGGCTGCGGCGTTTTCATTAACGGCACCAATTGAAGCAGCCCCAACACTGGCAGCGGGGACAGTTAATGTTGCGCTATTAAGGTCAAGCGCTGTCCATATATCCGTATTATACACCGTCCCTAAAAAGTCATCATACAGGATAGTTGGGGCCAGTGGCTTAACTATCTCGAAAGTTGATCCGTCATAGAAGGCCAACTGTCCATTTCTCCATGTTGATTTTGTGTTTCCCATCTTATTTATCCTCCCTTATCTCGTTGGCTGCCACATACGGACATAATCCAATGCAAAAGTTGTAAGCCCTGCGTCAACGCCTACCTTCTGGGCAAGGACAATTGGCTGAAACATTATGTTTGCCCCATTCGACATATCGAAGGTCGTGGTAGTCGCAACTCCGGCACCATCAATGTAAAATAAAACATTGGCCGCATCGGTGAAATCCATCCTGAAAACCTGATATGTACCAAGAACTGAGGTGACACCCGATGTTATAATTCCGCTGTCAGCGCTGTTGTCGTCCGTGTGAATCTGTGCCACCAATCCGGCTCCGACGGTCGTGTAAAAACCGAATGCCGTAAATATGGTAAGTTCATCGGCTATAAAAACACGGTTCGCGCCTGTCGCATAACTGTCGTTTTGAACGCCAAACATAATTTCCGCCCCGATAGTGGGCGCTTGCGTAACTGCTAACCGGCATTCAAATATAAAACCTTTATCGGCGTTCCAGGCTTTGTCGTCTTTCTGGTAAATCCCGTTTTCATCCGTCGCACCTGCGACAACTACATCGCATGTCAAATTACTGGTAGCGTGTGCAGTTGATCCACCCCCTGCATTTGCTAATGTCCAAAGGTCGGTGTTGAGTGCGGTTCCCAGAAAGTCGTCCATCATAACGACAGGGGCCATTGGTTTGACTGTCTCGAAAGTTGATCCATCGTAAAAGGTAAGCTGTCCATTTCTCCATGTTGCTTTTGTCTCTCCCATTTTAAATCCTCCTATTTCACTGGCTCATGGGCGAGTCGCAGTGCTGCCATCGCAACCTTTCGGTTGTAGCTTTGTGCTACGGGGCAGATCGCCAAAGGTTAAAATCCTGTGACAGTTAGAACAAATATTATTTATGTCCAGATCGGTTTTATTGTTATTGGTTAGCTTTCTTCTTTTCAGGCTCTTTCTTTTCATCTGCTAAATGATGATATGTAACTAAAGCAGGATATAATGGTTTACCATCAAGATATTCGTAAACCGTAGTATCACCCCATTCATAAGCCTTTTCAATCCATAGTTGGTGTACATGATCTTTAGCATGAGGAGTTTGGCTAACATACGGAACATCCGTCACTATCAACTCATCAATAAGTGCTTCAAATTGCTTTTGTTCCTCAGTAATCACCCATTTATCGCTCGGCCCTACACCATGTTCCATTTCAGTACAAGCACGTTTCAAGATAATTGCAACATCAGGGCCAAGTTCTTTATCTTCATCAACTGCTTGCCGTACAATCTTATAACACTGTATCCCTTCATCAAGACCACGATTATAAAAGTAGCCGCCATAAAGACCGAAAACTCGTGGCCTGATTTCAATGCCGCACTTGCTTGCAAGGTCTAAACGTCTTTGAAGCTCTTCTAATGCGAAAAGTTGTTTTAGGGTTTTAGGTCTGACAACTACCTTGTAACAATTCTGACAGCCAGATGGTACAAAGCGCATTTCTTGAGGAAGAACAGTCATCACGATATTTTCAAATATTATATCCTTCCAAATATAACAGTTAGACCTATACGATGATCTTTGATGTGACCACGGGGTTTCCCATGTGTTCTTTATAGCTGCTGGAAATAGCTTTCCGTCAGAAAAACGTAATTCTAATATTCCCTGTCTCAATAAATGCTTAGTTGCACCAATGATATTTCGGCCTTTAAGTATCTCGTAATATGATAACATAACTTATCCTTTCGATTAGGGTTTAAGTTATTGGGTCGCCCAATTAAGAGCGACCCAGTTAAAACTATATAGTAGCACTTAACGAACGGTTATTAGTATATCTTGGCTCTAAAATCGCAACCGCATGGGTGATTCCAGACGTACCAGCTGAACTAATCACTGGCGTTAACCATTCCTCACCATTTGCGATGTTCATAGCAGAGGCATTAATCTCAAATACCATCATCTTGCTTGAGAAAGTCGCTGAAGCTAAGGCCAATCCAGATGCAGCAGTTACAGCCGTGGTCGCTGATAGATAATCAGCACTTGCGGCAGCAATAGCACCACCACCATAAGCATAACTGAAATCAACAGCCGAAGATGTTCCAGCGTCTGCAGCACCGCTATAAATCTTTAAAACAGCACTACCAGAAGTTACCCCATTCGTGAAAACAAGGGTCATCCGATGATAGTTTTTCATATTGACTGATTCCAATGACACGCCAGCACCAGTATTGGCACTTGCTAACATTGGAACAATCTTTTTTTCTTCTGCAAGTCTCATAATGTTTCTCCTTTGGTTGAAGCCCCCCGAAGGGGGCTATTATTGTTAACTACTTTTAATATTACTCACTAACTTCTGGCCTGGAGAGTGATAAAATGTGATTGCGTATGACTTGCGGTACCCTTATAAGGCGTTAAAGCTGTTTGCCTTACGGGCTGCCCATCAAGCCGCATCACAAATCTAAACACGCTCTCGTCCTCGACGAACTGGACGTGGATTGACATGTCTGCTTTTACTCCACCCTTTTCTGCTAACAGATACCCGTTAGTGAAGTCGCCAAGATAAATGTCGCCCAAAGTTCCAAGCGTCTGGCATTGTTCAATCGCCATAACGGGACGACCAAAAAGCGTTCCATAAGGTAGCGCACTCAGACCACCAGCAGGCATATAAACAGGGATTCCACCCGTACCAACTGCAATACTCATCGTATGCAACTGAGGCTCAATGTTCTGGTTTATCATCCATACAGCGTTTGGCCTACTTGATGCAAACAGTCTACTCCACATCTTGATCACGTTTTGTGCTACGATGGTTGCAGCCACTTGACCAGTTTCCTTACCCTGAGTTACAAGACACCCAGCATTAAGAATACCAAGAGGCTGGCCTGCGCCACTCCCATTAATTATGGCATCATCAATCATAAATCCAAACTCTGACTTAAAACCGTTTCTGATAATGCCTTCAAGTGCAGCAGCATCGTCGAGTAATTCATCAGTGGCATAGCAAAGTCCAACCAGCTTGTTAAGCTCAAGCGTGATTTGCCTGAACGTAGGTTTGCTTTTTGTTTTAGCGGCTGCTTCGTCTTTCCAATAACCCCTGATTCCACCTTGTCGTGATCCAGCGACCCTGCTTGTCTCATCAACACCATTAATCTTGATCGAGTTAGCATTGCCTGAAATCTGAATCTTGCGACACAATGCCGCCAAACGACCTGTTGCAAATAATCAGCTAAAAGTTCTGTGGTAAAATCGGTCTGCACTAAGACAGTTATCCCAAAGCTTTCGCAGAGGGCTGGACCATATCATCAGAATCTTTACGTGAACAAAATCGACCGGTGTCTTTATCTCTCCGGCTCTCCATTTTGAGTTTAAGAAATCGACTTTGTTCCAATTCTGCCTTGCGTATGGCCTCTGAGGCGCCTCGTTTTTGCAATGGTAAACAGGTATCAATAATTTCTAACTCTCTATCATTATAGAAATTCTTGGTATGGCTACCGTGTATATAGTTTTTCATTCTTAATTCGCAAAATTCCAATACTAACTCCGCTCTTTTCTTTTTATTTCCAGTTAGATATTGTAAAACTGGTTTCAAAAGACGAATCATAAGAGCCATTCTATGCACAACAACTACGTAAACAATTTTCTTGCTACTTTTCTTTAGTGCAGTTTTATCAATTTTTAAATAAGGATTGATGCCTATTTTCTTTATAATAGAAACAGCTTTTAAACAAATTTCCTCATCTGTATTTGATATCTGCATTCCTACTGTTGCTCTTCGTGCTATAGAATGTTTTCGTATTCTTTCTAATTGAATCCCTATATACCCTTCACCATCGATTATACCTGCAAGCCATGCAAGTTCTTCACGAGTTGCCTGCTGATTGTCCAATCCTGTACTCTGTCCCCTAAGAAGGCGCACAGGCTCTAAAGGAGTTTCCAGCATATAGCAAGGTTTAACGTGGGCTCTTGGCATTATGCTAACCCACCGTCACTAGGAATCGACTCACCCATACCAGTCGCTCTTGCCTGATACAGTCTCGGATCAACACGCCTTTCAGGTAGCCCAGCGTTCATAACGGCTATAAGTTGTTCACCGAAAGAACCAAAGCTGTCCCGCCGTCCCTGATCAGGCATAGTGATACTTGATCTATTTTCATTCACTTCTGGTTTGATAGGATCATGAACTGGTTTCTCTAAATCAGTCTTTAAACTCTGCTCACGTTCCATACTGTTAACGATAACACGGACCTTTTTTACACGATCCATAATCTCATTTCTCAATCTTGTTTCCTCATCTGAGGGATCTCGGTTCTCATGAATAAGCACCGTATTCAAATCCTCAAGCTTACGCATAAGTTCCCCGATATCGCTTTGATACTCAGTTATTGTCTTCATCTTGAAATAACCTCCATTTATTAGTTTTTGGTTTTACCTTCTCAGGTTGTTTAGGGGCAATCCTTTCAGCTTTAATTAATAGCTCGCTGGTAGGATCTACCTTTACTTCTATGTTGATATCCTCATCACGCTCCATGTCGCCTGAGTGTACGCTTCCCGGCTCCTCTTTAGGAGTGGCCACGGACGGCTCATCATCAGAGTGGACTTCGTCCGGCTCTGTGGTTGCGTTATCAGATATTGGTGCATATCTCTTTAGTATTTCCCAATCTTCTTCATTTAGTGTTTCGCCAGACCTCAGCTTGTCTAATACATCAATCAGCCTGGGATCTATTGCCTGTTGAGCTTCCTGTCTTTCAAATAATGCCCTTACCTCTGCGGTAGTTTCAGGATAAGCAGGAAATGTTACAACACTGACATCAAATAAGTTGACTTCAAGTAACCTGCGAGTATTCTTGTTGTAGTCGTCATCAGATTTAACAACATTGAACCCAAAAGACATTTGACTGACATCTCCACGCTTCATAGAACGCATTAAATCGTTGCCCCAATTAGTTTCAGCCGGAGTTATTTCGACAGCCAAGCCTTTATTATCTTCATTGAGATTTAAAGTGCCAGCCTTGTTTCTACCAAGTACATAATTAGGATCGTGATTCCAGAGGGCCCTGATGTCTGCCTCCCCAATAGTCTTTTTAAATGCTCCTGGCTCTATAGATTCCTTGAAGTAACCAAGGTCTGTCCACTTGTTAAATACAGCGGCATAGCCTTCAATCATTGGAAATTCGTCACTTGCAATCCTTATTTCGGCTTCCGGCATACACCGGCGTTCTATATTGTTCATTTTACTACCCCCTCTGTTCTTTGATTTATCCCAAATGCTATTACATACAGCATAGCGTTGTTTATTATCTGGATAGTCCTTGTTCATAATGTCTGATGATAAACACCTGTCCATAAACTTTTTCTTAGATTCACCCTTGACAACTTTAGGCAGTGGCATCTCTTGTCTCGTAATCCTTCGCTAATGAGTATTCTTTGTTCTTGATTATCTTGTCAGTCAGTTTCAGTACCGATAGTGCTTCATTGCTTGACAGATTCTTTTTCTTTAAGTACATAACTAACCCAAAAGCAACATCGTGTAGTTTTGTTTGTGAGTTCATAAGCTATTCCTTTCTAAGCTGCTGATATTCCACAAATACATCCTTGATGCAGGGGTGGCGCAAAGTGTGGCCCTCTTATTTTCATGGAACCGTCTGCACCTTTAGGATTAAATAAACCTTCACCTATAAATGGATATTCAACTCCCACTATTTTTCCATTAAGGTTTTGGCAATATGGGCACGACTTTGACCCTTGTGTTACCCACATCAATCTTGTAATACCTCCAGCTACAAATACAAACTTAGTTACAGCATTATTTGCCCTAACTGTTTCGTTTGAAGCGGTTTTTTCTGGAGATTTTTCTTGCCACTCACCAACCCTTGTATCAATAGCGTCCCTCATTTCGTCCGGTTCAGTGTCCCTTAATATGGCCTGTAGTTGACCAAGTGATGAACTGGTATGTCTTAACGAAAATGTCTCATTATACTGCCTAACAAACTCTGCTAATTCAGGAGTCATTTCCGGTTTAACGCCTATCTCATTATTGGCTGCTCGTTCAATATCTTCAGCATACGTCATAAGTAGAGGGAACATGTCTTTTTCAATCGTTTTGCCAAAGGTTTCGTAATAATTCTCCAGCCATTTACTGAATTGTGCTTTTGTTCGTTGCGTCAAGAGCTTATTGGCTGCTACTTTGATTGCCTTAGTTTCTTTTTCAATGAATCGTTGCGATGTAGATACAAATAGTTTATGGTAGCTTTTCTGTATGCTGTTACGTTCACGTATTGAACGATATCCAGGTATAGAACGTTCCTCTTCTTTTATGATTTCCTCTGCTCCTTCTTCTGGTTTTGGTTCATTCCCGACGTCGGGAATAGGTGGAGGTGGAGGAGGTAGTGTTAAAACCATACTTAATGGTACCATATTCATTGGGAACCAAAGTTCATCTGCCAAAGGATTCGGGTTTGGATTTTGGTCTTCTAACGCTCTAATCTCATTTGGCGTTATAGACCCGATCATAAACCGTTGACTGTAGAATTTGCCTCTTGATTCAGAATCACCCCTTAATAGTCCTTCAACTATGTGTTTAAAGTAAAATTTATGGTTGCGTTCCTTTGGCGAAAGTAATTGCAGGTCATATCCCTGCTCAAATCTAACAAGCCAAGGGACAATGGAATCAGTAACAAACTCAATGGATTGACTTTCAATATTTGAGTAAGTCGAATGAGACATTTCTTTGATTTTATGGGGTGGTACATTGAACCAACGTGCTACTTCGTTGACTGAGAATACCCTTGACTGGAGGAATTGAGCGTCTTCTGGTGGGATACCTATATTATTTATTTTCATACCTTCTTCAAGTATGAGCAGTTTATGAGATTTTCCTAAACCAGAATATTGTTCTGTTAAGGATTTCTTTAAATTGTCGTATGCTTCTCCACCTAACTTACCTGGATGCTCTGCAACTGCCCCAGGATGCGTACCGGCTCCAAAAAACCTTGCTCCAAACTCCTCCATTGCCAGACCAAGACCAATTGTTTCCCTGGCATACGAAATAACTGAATATCCCTGGATACCGTCAAACCCCAATCCTGGAATATGTAACATTCGATCTCGTGGAAGTGATATAGTTTCAGATCCTACTTTGACTTCGTATATTAATTCACCCCTGATTCTTCTAATTACAACCCTGTTTGGAGGGATAGGCCATAATGCTGTTACTTCTCCCATACCATTACGCTGGATCTCTGCATAACAGTTACCCCAGCCAAGCACATGAGCAGTCATTGTTTCTCTGAATGTCATGGCAGACATTTCGGAATTAGGAGAAAAGTGGAGCAACTGATGTAAAGGTCGCCTATCTTCTACAACATTTCCCTGATTGGCTTTCTTTCGATATAAATTAAGTGGCAATCCGCCTATCGTGCCAGATAAAAGAGCGATTGCGTTAAATACCGCTGAATAACTAAGGGCTTTATCGTAAGTTACGTTCACGCCTGCGCTGGATTGTGCCCCGATTAAGTTCCAATAAGAAGTATCCCATGCCTTTTTGTCAGTTAGGCTAAGGTTGCGTTTGAAAATATTAGTCAGTAACCCCATTTAGTTTCTCCCAAAGATTACGCTAACAATGCCAATAAAAAATAATAGGGCACCGATTATTATTAAGGTGGTGTTAAGGCCAAACGATAGGTAAAGGCCAGCACTTAGACATGCCAAACCTGTGAAGGACAAAATGTCGGATAAATCTATTTTTTTGATCATATAATTTAGGTAGGTTTTGGTTGCGCCGGCTTATTGAATCAAGCGGGAGTTCCGACTTCCCGCATTAAAAAGAGCTTTAGCCCTTATAAATGTAAGACCTTTAGATAGGATTTAGTAATTTCAAGCGGTTATGTCATTTTTTAGTTGTCACTCTTAGTTATTTTGGCAATATATTGCTGACTACATAGTAGGTGGTAAGCAATTTCACGAGTTGATAATCCATCTTGATGTAGTAATAGAATTAAATTCTTTAAAGATGCAGAAGATAGTTTAGAAAAGTCTAAGTGGTCAAAACAAGACTCGTTGTTAGGAAAATTATCTATCATACCATTTGATAGAATATATTCACCCTGAGATACATAATCTTGATTGGCGTAAGTTTCTTCTTCTTTACTGAGTGCTTGATGTGTACTTTGTATTGTAGATTTTGAATATGACATGAAAACGACCTCCATTGAACCGAGGCCGTCTATGTATAGGTGGGTCTGGTTTCAGTTGTTGCCAACCGTCCGTGTTTGGGTAGGTGTTTTTGGCAGGTTATAGATTTTCTATCTTACTATTTTCCACGATACGACCTTTCCTCCTCTGAAGAATATGTAGGTACATTTGAGATGCAAAACTCTATATACCCACATCTCTCTACCATCGCTTGATATATGCCTACGTGTTGGTTCTCTCCATGAGAACAATATCTCTTGTTCTGTCATTCCAATTTCCAACCTGCGATCAGGTGGCTTATAGTTCCTGATGCGTTCACTGCTCTCTTGCTGCATTTTAATGAATTCTCTATGGGTTCTTCTCGTATTTTCTATAGCAGCACATCCTATTAATGATAGACATACTGCAATAACCAATAAACTTAATATTATCTTTTTAATAATATACTCCTTACATTATAGATTATTCAGGTATCTTCTGACTTAATAGCTTATCTAACTCCTCTTTTGCTGACTGTAATTGCTTCTCAGTACCTTTTAAGGTAGCCTCCAGTTGCTTAATCCTGACCATCATGTCTATCACTTCGCCCATCGCTTCGTATTTTAGCTTAATGTCATCGGTAAATAATTCCTTGTATAGCATGGTTAATCTCCTTTTATTAGATGTCTAATTCTTTTCCTTGCTTTCGATATTCAGATTATAATGATCCGAATAATAGCACAAAATCTTTTTCTCAATTCTCATATTTGGGCCGTCCTCACTGCTCGACCTTACATAATATTCCCAGCCCTCAATATCTTCATTAAGCCAATCTTCATCAATATAATTATATTGCCATTGTCTAATCTGTTTTTGAGCATGTACAATATCTTGAAATAGTTCAATTTGAATATCAATGTGTCGATCTTCTAAAATTGCTAAATATATATCCATGATTTGATTATTCTCCTTTATATTAGATGTCTAATTTATTTAGTTAACTGAAATACACAATACTCGTCAGTCTTGGTTTCGATCTTTTTACACACACCATCAGGAGAAAGGTGCCCCCAAATGTCCACACCACGAGCCTTTATCTTGCCACCAGCAAAATTGATAGGCAATGGCTGGCTTTCAAATAGTTCCTTGTAGGTTTTTAGTTCAGGTTCAGTGAGGTACATTTTATTCTTTTATTCTTGATGATGGTTTAAAGCAAAATTCCTTTTGCTTTTCTTTTACATAATCTAATCTCGCTTTTAGCATCTTTAATTTTTTCAGGTGTGTTTGATTCAACCATCTCTTATGTTTTAAATAATTATGTTTTGCATTGCTCAATTCATGTTCAAGTAGACATTCCATACAGTAATCTTCGCCTTCGTAATATGTCTCTGGTTCATAATCGAAATCACTATCTTTATCCTCTATTGGTAGATGACATATATCACATTCATAAGTTGCTTTTATTATTGCCATTTCAAATCTCCATTTATTTAACTACTTTCAAGATAATAGTGTTCACCATTGTACCAGATATTTTAAAAGCTCCAGGAGGAAGGTTAATTGTCTCAAACTTATATTCCTTGACCTTATCCCAAAACGCCAACGTCTTCTTGTTCTGCCGAAACATAACTCCTAACGACATTACAGATACAAGAATACCACCTTCCTTTAAATGGAGTAAGGCTTTTTGGACATGCGAAATATCTTGCTGCAGGACGAAAGGGGGATTCATGACAATAC